TGTACGTTTCGATGTGCGCCTGCTTGGTCATCACGATCTCGATGCCCTGGTCGGTCGTGCCGCGCATCACTGCGAGACCTTGATCCGACGGAACCGCGAGGCGACCCGGCAGGATTTCGACCGCTTCCTTCTTCCAGAAGCAGTTCACGCCCGAAGTGACCGTGTTGAGCCAGGTGATCGCTGCGCCCGCTGCCGGGGTTGCCGTCACGTTCTTGTACGCGAGTTCCGCGTCCGTCGCGCCCTGGCCCGAGATGATCGCCGGGGTGATCTGAACCGTACCCGTACCGCCTGCACCCGAAACGATGCCGACCACGCGGAAGGTCTTGAGCTGGCCGGTGTCAATCTTCGTGATCGGATGCACGTTGTTCACGCCTGCGATCGTGAATGCATCGCCGACCTTGACCGTGCCCGACGTGACAGTGATTGCCAGCGCCTGGATGCGGTTGTCGACGTTCGACTGCAGCGGGCCGCTCGGCGATGCTGCCAGAGCCTTCGGAACCGTGTACTGGTTCGCACCGTTCACCGTGACCGTCACGCCAGCAGCAGCAGCAAGGCGCGCGAGGTAGTCAGCCTTGAGCACGCGCTCGAAGCCTGCCACTTGGCGGCCGACCGTTGCCATTTCGTAGGCGGTTGCAGCCTTCTGGCCTTCGACCAGATATGCGCGGCTGGCGAGGTTGCCGGCCATTGCGTTGTAATCGCGTGAACCGAAGACCGAGTAACGGCCGTCGTAGTCGATGCCCGACTCATTCATCAGCGAATCAGCTTGCGCCAGATCGTCGAAGCCGGTTGCAGCAACCGTGCGCTTCACGACGAGCGAGCCGAGCGTCGAAACGGCGTTCACGACGTCGACGTTGATGTCGGAGGCGATCTTTTGCTTTGCAGCCGTGCCGAGGCGGTTTTCTTGCAGCGCGTCGCGCAGTTCGGTCGCATCCATCGTCCAGGGGGAGCTGCGGATCGTGTCGATTGCGGCCGGAACGGTAAGCTGCGTCTTGCCGACGAAGTTTGCGGTTTGGTCGAGGCCCGAGAACGAACGGGCGATGTACGGCATCGGGCGGCGAATCATATCGCCGGCGCGGGCCATCATCGTTTGATCGTTCGAGAAGACGGTTACGGCTTTCGACATGACCAACTGGTCGTTGAAGCCTTCAAGGAGGTTTTCGAATGCGATGCGCTCTTCTTTCGAGAACGAGTTCGCAGTCGAAAGGAACGGTGTTGCCGGAGGCTGTGCCATGATTGGTTATCCTAAATAAAACAACGAAAAGAAATGGCGGGTTCGCCACTGATTTCGCATCCAGCTAGGACTAACGCTCAAGGCGCCGATGGGGCTGAGATACGTTGATGCTTGCGATGTACCGGGCAAGGATTTATCTCATGCCCGATACATTTCGCTTTCCCGAATGGTACTACTTTACAAAAAGTGTAGCAACTACTGGATTACTTCTGCGCCATTTGCTTTTTATAAGCAACGACGCGCGAGTAATCGCCCGTGCGCTCGGCTTCTGCTCGCAGTTTGTCGAGTTGCGAGCTGGTCGCGTTGAAGCCAGTTCCGCGCTCTGCCGTCACGCGCGCTTCGGGCGCCGGCCGGGTTGTTTTCTTGGTAGCCAAGGAGATTTCCAGTTTCGCGACTGCGACGGTAAATTTGACGGGATCGGCGATCTTCGACAGTTCGATCAGCCGAGCAGGAGACTTCGAGAGCGCATAGACCAGCACCGCGGGATCGTCGGCGCCGCGCATCAGCAGACCAGCTTGCGTCTGGTTCAGGATCGAGCCGACTTCGGACTCGGCTTCTTCGAAGTCAGCCACGCCGAGCGATTCCTTGCGGGCGGCATAGGATTTCCGGAAGTTCTCGACCTCTTCCTGCTCCTTGCGCTGCGCGTCGAGCTTGGCGCGATCGGCCGCGTCTAGCTTGGCCTTCTGCTCCATCCAATTGTCATACGCCTCCGAGAACCGCGTTTCGTCGTAGTCGTACTGGTCGAGCGTCGGCTTGGCGGTGAGCGTCGGCGCAGGCTGCGGAAGCTTCGAGCGGATCTCTTCGAGTTCGCGCTGGAGCTCGCGCTTCTCGCGCATGATCTCTTTGTGACTCTTGCGCAGATCCGCGACCCACTTCGGCGCCGGCTGGCCCTTCAGCGATTGCGGCTCGCCTTCGGGCTGCTCGGCGCCGTCCGTCGACTCGGGCGCTTCCGATTCCTGGTCTTCGTCGTCAAATAACGCGGGCGCCGCGACTTCCTCGGGCTGCTCCTGTTCGAGTTCCGGCTGCTGCGTTTCGATCTCTTGGTCCATGCACTCACCCTCTGGTGGGAAAATTCAATGCCAGAAAGTATACAGTAGATGGAACTTTCAATGTGCAGGATGTATGCCTATAATGCACACCATGAAACGCACGAGCCTGTTCTTACCCGAACCCTTGCTAAAGCGGCTGAAGGAATTCGCCGAGCGGCATGACCTACACATCGCGGACATTGTTCGTCGCGCGATATTGAGATTCCTGGACGAAGAAGAATCCAAGGAGAAGAAATGATCCAACACGCCATATTCGGCGCCCTCGCCTGCGTGATCGGCTTTGCGTTCTTCGAAGCGTTCTGGCCGGCGATCTTGCGCGGCATCAAAGGCGTCCTGTTGTTTCCGCTGATACTCGCGGGCGACCTCTGGCGAAACGGGCCCGACGTGCTTAAGGCTGCGTTCTGGTGGCTGATGGCGTTCGCCGCAATTTCATTTCTCACACTTCATTTCTAATGCGCAATTTTCACGTAATCAAAGATGGCATGGACGTTGGCGCCCTCGCGCTCGCGATCTCGACAAACCCGGATCTGTGGAAGCCGGACACCTTCTTACGGAATTTCCAGCAGGGGCCGTTCGGCGATACCGATACGATCATGCTTCGCTTCCCGGAGATCAAAACCGGAATGAGTGAGGAAGAGATCGAGCTGTACAAGCAGAACAAGATTGCCGGCGTAGACCAGCACGAATCTATCGCCCGTCCTGCGTGGGATAAGCTTACCCAAGCGCACCCGTTCATATTTGATCTAGCACGGTTCACGCAAGCGACACGCATCGGCCGAGTGTTGATTAATCGCATTCGACCAGGCGGCCGGATCTACCCGCACGCGGACACCCCGGAGCAAACCTGCTATTGGAAGCGCTTCCATCTGGTGATTCAGGGTCAGCCAGGCGCCATCATCACGAGCGGAGACGAGACGTTGCAAATGCTGACCGGTCGCATGTTCCATTTCCGCAACGATCTGATGCACGAAGTGCGCAATGAGTCGTCGGTCGACCGGCTGTCGATGGTTATCGATCTGCGCGTCTAGACCCTGTTCCAGTGATTAACAGTCGGAATAATCCGCACGTTCGCCGCCATGTGGGCAGTGTGACGCTTACGCTCTGACACGTTCTTAAACTGAGCCATCGCCACGGCCGTGTAGCGGAAGCTGTCGGCCGCGTGCGAATGGTCGTCGTGCTTCGGATGGCCCGCCTTATTGCGCGAGTATCGGCGCAGGTGTTCAAGCAGTTCCGTGCATCCGTCCGATATGTACGCCTGCTTCAAAGCTGCGCGCGCCATTTTGATGCCTGGCTCAACGCCAACGTCAGGCGTCGTCTCAACCTGCCATCCGTATGACTCCATCATCGCCTTGCTCGTTAGCTTCGTCTGAATCGAGCGCGCATTCCCGTCGTGCGGAAACCACACTACGGCATCCTTATACCCATTGTTCTTGAGCCAGTCGCTGTAATCCTTCAGGTCGTTATTGTTGTCCTCATGGAAGTCGAGCACACGTAGGCCGCTGATATCCGCCTGCGCGATCGTGATCGACGTCATATCGTTGATGCCGAGGTCAAATACAGCGTGGATGCCGAGCGCCGGATCAGCGGAAAGCGGCCGGATGCGGTTTCCAGTTACCAGTGCATGCATTTCCTTGCGGTAGATGGCGCCGGCTGCCGCGGACTTCGGGATGCCTTCCCAAATGTGATCGTAGTCGTCCGGATCGTCCGCTTGAGAGCGCAGGCGTTCAGCCTCAAGCGCTGCGTTCCAGAACGGGTTTCTGTCCCAATTGACTTGAATGATTCGGGCGTTTGCCGGCCGCTTTTCGATGAACGTCGTATAGACAGGATCAGTGTCCATTTCCGGGTTCATGCTGAACCATATTTCAGACGTATCCTTTCGAATCGTCGGCAAGAACAGTTTCAGTGAATCAGCGGAGATCGCCTGCGCTTCCTCGCCCCAAGCTATATCAATGTCGTTCATCGACTTAATCGACGTCGACGTTTCATCGCTCAATCCGCGGAAAATGAACTTGCTGCCGTTCTTCCCGATGATTTCCTTCTTCTTGTTCGGAATATCAAAGAAGTCTTGTAGGCCGCAATCGATCATGCGTTGCTCGATGATCGCCTTTACAGATTCGTCGATCGATTCCTGAATCTCGCGAAAGCAGAGAATGCGCAACGGCTCGGAGGCTGCCCGGATAACCAACGCCGTCGCGCATGCCATCGACTTCCCGGAGCCGCGCCCACCGTGGAAAATGGTGTAGCGCGGACCCTGAGTCAATAGGCATTCTGCCCATTCTGGAAGGGAGACTTCGCTCAATGGCCCACCGCCGGACGGTTAGAGACATGGACCGGCGCTTGTGCGGCTGCCGGCGCATTGCCAGCAGTCAACGCCTGCGCGGACGGGTCGACCTGTTGCGTACCATGCAGCGCGTTGACACCCGGCGACGGCGCCGCAACGCCAGACGAGATCGCCTGATTTACCTTGCCGTCCATCGGGCTTTGCGGCTGATCCTGATTCACCTGGCCCGCTTGCTGGTTGACGCGATCCTGAATGCCTTGCAGCATCTGCATGATCGTCGACAACTGGCTCGCGTTCGTGTTCGAGATCGACTCGGCAGCCTTCGCCTGGTTGAGCTCGGCCGTCGACAGAGCCTGCACAGCCGATGCTTCGCTTTGCGTGGCGCTCGCTGCATCCTTGCGAGCCTGTGCCAGCAGCGCGACCGTCTGAGCGTCGGGCGGTGCGTTTGCTGCTTGTTGCTGCTCGGCTTGCAACTGCTGTGCTTCCTCGTCGTTCGGCTTGACGACGCCAGCCTTGACGAGCTGCATGCGCGCGAACTTCGACAGATCTTCCATGCCCTCGCCGTCGAGATTCCGAACCAGCGTCGCGACCATCAGTTGCTGCATCTGCGGATCAACGATACCCGGCAGGATCTTGGCGATTGCGTTGACGGTCGAATCCTTGCGGCTGTTGAAGGCCGGGCCAACGTCGACAAACACATCGAGTCCCGGCGTGAACGCGCGCGCGATTGTCGGCTTGCCTTCGTCATCGATCGACGGGACATTGATCGATGTCGACTCGGGCGAGCCATCCTCGCCATTGGCGGAAAACTTGCGATTGTCTTCGGTGT